TGCAGACGAAATTGTAGATTGGTTTCAGAGAGATAAACCTGACGATTGGAGGCAGCGTGACTGAAAAAATCACACCCGAAACATATGAAAAGATGAACAAGGAGTTTGAAGAAGAAGGACTCGCCTTCAGAATTATTGTCCCAACACAAGAACAAATTGATGACTGGCAAAAAGGTAACCGAACTGAATATAGCAAATAACTTAGTAGAAAAGATTGCTGAACTTTTGGATGCAGAGGTTCAGCATTCTCTTTTGGTTGACTATAAAGGTAATGCACAAAGAAAAATTTCCATCATTTACAAAGAAGAATGATTCAAGCACTAGTGTATGGCAATGGCGGTCAAGAATCTGAAAGAGCAGTTATGGTTCTTGAGGCATGTGGTCAGGATGTAAGACAATTTTTATTGGGTATTGATTTCACCCACAAACAATTCAAATCAGAATTTGGAGAAGAAGCAGAGTATCCACAAGTTGCGATTGGATTAGATCATCGTGGTACTTTGAAAGAGACTCTCAAGTACATGTCTGAATCAGGCATGTTTGCATAAACTGTAACACGTTATACTAAATTACTTGACTATATAATGTATGGGGTCTATAATAGACCTGTCGTTCATCCCTTCGGGGACGCAAGTAAGTCGCGGAACGGAGCGTTCATCCCATGTTTGAATTATTACTTTATTCTGATATTAATTGCATAGATGCTGCTGATATCATCAGTCGCCTCAATGCTCATGAGAATATGAATAACCAAGTCAAGGTTGAACTTGTTGAAGTAATTCAAGAAGCAACACCTGACTGTCCATGGGACGCAAACGACTGAAGGAACGGGAAAAAACGGATCCTGCTAAAGCAGAGAAGGTTAATTTTCACCCAACTTCAGGAGTAAACCAATGAACACCTTAACACTGATCAAAAACCAAATCGAGAAAGCAGCAGCACTGCATGACGCACAAATTCACGTTACTAAGTATCGTGGAGTTGATTGCCAAGTGCATCAGGCAAGTGAGGAAACTCACGGCACCTACTGCTATCGTGGTCGCACATACGTCAAGTGAGATCATGGAAGCACTACAAGTAACTGGGATCGTATCCCTTTCGTCTGTAGCGTTTCTTGGTTTCATCTATGGAGAGTTAGTTCTTCTGCATAGAACGTGAGTTGCACCAAAACTGAATAAGTGTTAGAATGGGAGGGTAACCTCCCATTTTTTATGGAAAGAGATAAACTAAAACTCATAGTAAGGAATCTCAAACTCCTTGTCGAAGCACTGGAGTCTGAGGTATACTCAAATGTGGACGCATACAAGGCAGAGAACTTTGATGATCCTCCAGAAAATTACATCTTAGATTACGACGAGGTATTTGAAGACGATGACAACTGATATTAAACTGATTAGTGTCACCCCAGACGCAGAGAAGCACATGGCCTATTGTGCCCGTGTGTCGAATCCAAATAACCAAGAGAACGAAAAGTTCTCTGGTCTCCTTAAGTATTGTGTGAAGCACCAGCACTGGAGTATCTTTGAGCAGGCATACATGACCCTGGAGATCAATACTACCAGGGGGGTAGCAGCTCAAGTGCTCCGGCACCGTTCGATGACATATCAAGAATTTTCACAACGCTATGCTGATTCTTCCCTACTCGCGGAGGAGATCCCTCTACCTGAACTACGCAGACAAGACACCAAGAATCGTCAGAATTCTATTGATGATGTTGACCCGTTTGTCCGTCAAGAGTTTCAGATCAAAATGAAGAAGCACTTTGATGAGGGGATGAAACTCTACAAAGAAATGCTTGATGCTGGAATCGCAAAGGAGTGTGCTCGTTTTGTGCTTCCCCTAGCAACGCCCACCAGGCTCTACATGACGGGTTCAGTGCGCTCATGGATCCACTATATCGATTTGCGTTCTGCTAACGGCACACAGAAGGAGCACATGGATATTGCTCTGGGTGCCAAGAAGATTTTTATCGAACAGTTTCCTGCCGTTGCGGAAGCAATGGAGTGGATTTAATAAATATTCATAGTTGAAATATTTTATGGCTACCTACCCTGTTATTAACAAAACTACTGGTGAACAAAAAGAGGTAAAACTTAGCGTTCATGAATGGGATCAGTGGAAGATTGACAATCCTGAATGGGATAGAGACTGGAGCGATCCATCCACCGCACCTTCTTGTGGTGAGATTGGAGAGGTCTACGATAAATTAAAGAAGTCTCATCCAGGGTGGAATGACGTACTTCGTAAAGCATCAAAAGCTCCTGGATCTAAAGTTAAACCTGTTTAATCTTTTCTATGCCATCAAAAAGAAAGACTCAATCCCCTATCGTTCCATTCGGAATGAGTAATAAACACATGAAAAGAAAGAAACCACTTAATACGGATTTGATGAAAACCATCGAACCGTTAACAGAAAACCAGCAAGAACTATTTCGCTGCTACAAGAACGATCAAAACATCGTTGCCTATGGTGCAGCAGGAACAGGCAAGACGTTTATTACGCTCTACAATGCTCTGAGAGACGTTCTTGATACCAAGACACCCTACGAGAAGATCTACATCGTCAGATCGCTTGTAGCAACCAGAGAGATCGGTTTCCTTCCTGGAGATCATGAGGATAAGTCTTCGCTTTACCAGATTCCATATAAGAATATGGTGAAGTATATGTTTGAACTTCCTACAGAAGCAGATTTTGAGATGCTCTATGGAAATCTAAAGACCCAAGGGACTGTAAGTTTCTGGTCTACTTCATTCATTCGTGGTACAACTCTTGATAATGCAATCATTATCGTTGATGAATTCCAGAACTTGAACTTCCACGAACTTGATAGTATAATCACAAGGATTGGTGAGAACAGTAAGATTATGTTCTGCGGTGACGCAACACAATCTGACCTCGTTAAAACCGCAGAGAAGAATGGCATCGCGGATTTCATGAGAATTCTCCGAACAATGCCATCGATGGATATTATTGAATTTGGTGTTGATGATATCGTCCGTTCAGGTCTCTGTAAAGAATACTTAGTAGCAAAAATGGATCTTAATTTATGATTTTTGAGCATTGTAATTATCTTGGTGACCTTGAACTAAACAAGAAAGAAACAAACGGCATCCGTCTCTACAATCTTCCAAGTGGAGACTGGGTGCCTTCTATTACGTCTGTAACTTCTTTCTACAATCGACAAATCTTTATTGACTGGCGAAAGCGAGTTGGTGTTGAGGAAGCAAACCGCATTACGAAAAAGGCAACCAGTCGTGGAACAGACTTTCACGCGGCAACAGAACTCTACATGTTGAATAAAGAAATCAACTGGGATGATTTCAGACCTTTGACAAAGTTCATGTTTCACCATGCCAAACCATATCTGGATAAGATAAATAATGTACACGCTATAGAAAGGACTCTGTACTCTGAGTACCTTGGTTTAGCGGGTAGAGTTGACTGTATCGCAGAGTACGAAGGAGAGCTTGCAGTCATCGACTTTAAAACATCTGAAAAGATTAAACCTGAAAAGTGGTTGGAGAACTATTTCGTTCAAGAAATGTTTTATGCTTCTGCTTATTATGAACTAACTGGTATCCCCGTCAAAAAATTAATCACCATCATGGTTACTCCTGGCGGTGAAGTCAAAGTATTTGACAAACGGAACAAAGGGGATTATATTAAATTGTTAGTTAGATACATTAAAGAGTTTGTACATCACAATACTAGGTCAGAGAATGGAGAATGAACTAGAAAAAGCACTAGAAAAGAAATTCTTCTGCCCATCCAAGTTTGCACAGGAGATAGAGTCTCTTGTAATGGACAATATAGAGATGAATTATATTGATGCAATTCTTCACTTCTGCGAAAAGAATAGTATTGATTTAGAGTCAGTTCCTAAATTGATCTCTAAACCATTGAAAGAAAAGTTGAAATACGAAGCAATGGAATTGAACTTCTTGAAGAGAAGTTCTAGAGCAAAACTACCCCTATAGTAATGATGCCCTTTGATGCTTACAAAAGCTATTTGTCATTAAAAAATCATTTCACAAAAGAAAAGTACGATTATCATAAGTATTGTGGTAAAAGTCGTGCCTCTGTGCAGTCTTTCTATAAAAGAAAAGATAGGTTCTGGTTTGAAAAATTGTCCAGAAACAAATCAGATCAAGAGGTTATAGACTTTTTTGTATCTAACTTTATTACATGCACTGATCCCAACAAACTCTGGATTGGTGAAATGATCAGAGAAGGCGAAAATAGGTATACATCATGGAAGAAGAGAACTCAATCTCTGTCTTACCTCTTTAAAGAAGAAACAGAATCTATTTTCGCTGACAGTAATTTTGACTGTGTGTTTGCTATGGATGGATCTCGTCATCCAGAAATTTTGAAAGCATATCTGAGAGAAAATATTTCTATCGAAACCTTGGTAATCTTGGACAAGATACTTGGTTTCAAAAAAGATTTTGATAGTAAACTACAAGATCCGGTGTGGGAATCCGTAAGTATGAGAATGAAAAAGTATTCTCCCTTCCTAAATATCGATGTATTTCGTTATAAAAAAATTCTAAAAGAGGTTGTACTAGCAAAATGAGTTTCTTTGATTCTGAAGTTGTCCGAGCAGAGATGACTGAAATTGGTGAGTTGCAAGAGGATGTTTACAAGAACGTCTTCAAGTTTCCTACTATGGATAAAGAAGAAAAAATTAAACATGTTGATATGCTTGAACGACTTCTAAACAAGCAGAGAGTTCTTTATACTCGTTTGTCACTGTCTGAAGATCCTGAAGCAAAAATGATGAAGGAACGAATCAGTGATTCTGCTGCCATGATGGGTCTCCCACAAGGGACCGACATGAATATGGTCTTTTCCAATATGGCAAAGATGCTCGATGTTATGAAACTTGAGATTGACAAGTCGGAGTCCGACCAGTAGAATAACGAAGTACACAAAAGCCAAATCTAAACAATCTAACAAATCCTATGTCTTTCGCAAATCTTAAAAAGCAATCCTCTCTTGGTTCCCTGACTTCTAAACTGGTTAAAGAAGTCGA